ATTTGGTCGGGAACAACTTTAGATGGAACGTCATATGGTGACACCGATTGTGATTTAAGTTTAAAATTATATGAATGGGAAAATATAAGTAAATCAGAGGCATACGATAACCACGATATTCCCGTCTTTTTAGAAAGTTCAGTGGATGAAATGGGTGTGATGGTTGGGTTTGATGGGCAAATTGAACAAGTTGAACAGATATGCAATTTTTCATATACACAAACAGGTAATACTGTTTATGTTTATAACACCATTGACACATCAAAAGTATCTGAAATATATGATATAAATTTCACGGTTGATTGGGGAGATGGGACAACATCAATTTTAACTGCAACAGGTATAACCGCAAATAAAACATATTCTTCCACGGGTACAACCACGATTTCAATTTCGGTAAATACACCATGGACACAATTTGAAACAAAAAAAATAATTCAAATACCTTCAAACATAACCATACCAAATCCTTTGGGGACTTTTTCAGGTTTTACGATTCCATATTCTAATGTTACCGGTCAAACACAAAATTATCTTAATGATTATGACAGTGATTGTGATGGAACATACACAGGTAATACTGTATTTTATTACGCTTCTATTGGTAGGAGTAGAATTAACGAAAAGAAACTTTATGGTGCTAACACATATACAGGGGTAACTACGGGAATCACAAATAATTTAGTTTATAGTGCATATACTATTGATGATTTATACTATAGAGATTTTGAAGATGGTGTAACAACAATTACAGGTGCAACATCTGGATTTACAAAAGAAGAAGTAATTAATTGTGTTATAACAAGAAATGAACATTTCTTAGGGTTTATTGATGAACCTGTAATATATTCGGACATATTTGTTGAAAGAGGTAAACAGGGTGTTCTTGAAAAAACATTTAGATTATCTGAAATTGAAAATACCGGAGAATTATCTTATTATGGTAATGGATATTTTAATATCAGAAAACAATAATTTTCATATTTATAAATAAAAACAAATGGCAACGGGTTCTTACGGTATAATACGACCATCAGACATTTCACCAGAAGATGTTGAAATCTACTTTCATTACGTTTTAGATAGGAACGCAACTTCTGATGTGACATTTAAAAAATTAAATTCTGTTGATGTCTTAACACCTGTTTATCATAATTCTGATACAACAGATGATACGTCCGCCCCAAATGTTGAAATATTGGGCGGTTTATATAATTTAAAACTTACATCTGATGATTTTTCTGATTTAGGTATCTATACACTTCATATAAGACCAAAACAAATTAGAACAACGATTACCGATTGTGGAATTTTGGCATCCTTACCTTCAGTAAGGGGTTTAATTATTGATTTATCAAATGTTCCTTCAGATGATAGAAATAAATTTACACCTCAAGGATTGGTAGGGTATAGAATTGAATATATTAATTCATCAGATAATAAAAAAATACCTAATTTTTATAGAATCGTTACTTCGTCTTTTTATTGCACACCAATTGTTTCAAATTTGACAAGTACTTCTCAAAAAGCAATAAGATATCAGTACAGTGAACAAGTAACAAATTTGATGTTCTTAACTGTTACACCATCTTCAGCACCAACAAATAAACCAAATACGGTTCCGTTTATTGGTGTACCATCTCAAAAAATAATTTTAACAAACACATATTTAAATCCCACAACAATAGAGATAGAAATGGTTGAGCATGACGCATCAACTTTAGCATATGCATTGTATGGTAATCAAAGTAAGGCGGTTTCACAAGGTATTTACACCATTTATGACAATAACAACAACATATATAAACAATATAATCTTTACGAAGTTAAAGATGAATTTAATGAAACATTATATGAGGTTCGTGAAGAGAGAACTGACATTGACGAAACACTAAACTTTGATACTATTACAGAAACATAATGGCAAAAAGAAAAGTACCAAGTCAAGCTGCGAGCGGTGCGGAAACATTTAATGATTTTTTAGTTGGTAGACAAATAACGGATGGAACATCTTCCTTAACCAACACGGTTTTCTCTTTGGATAAAGTAATACCCCAAAGAGATTCAAAGAGTTTTTCAACAACACCATTTTCAGAATTTTTAACTTTAGATTCGATAAAACAAGTTGATGGTATTCAAACCACAACAAGAACAAAAACAAAAAAAACCAATGAGGTTAGTTTTAAATCGAATAAAAAATATGCGGATAAATCATTATTTGGTTCCTTATCTAGCCGTATTTTAGTTTCTCTAACAAGAATTATTAATAAATTTCCTGGTGCTATCAATATTGTTGCTGATAGTCCAATAAGTAGTTCACCATATAGTGTGTCGGGTTCAACATACGATGACAGTGCTCACACAACAATATTTTATACTGAAAGAAGTAAATTCTTCAACCCATTTGATTTGGTACTTATTGAACCAAATTCAGTAATAAAACCTGAAACAGAAAATGAATTAAGGAATTTTTATTCATCATATACCAAATATGTTATTGTTGTTGACAATGTCACATACCCAATTCTTGAATATACAGAACCAAATGTAGATAATTTAATCCAATTTAAAGTTTATGGACAACCTTTTACGGGTTCCACTTACTTAAACAATGTTCTAATCAGACCAAATGATGGACTCATAGAAGAATTTTTCTCAGGTCTTGATGATTTAGAACAATCATTATTAAATAGAGAAACAAATCCCATATATACGTCAAGTTTTAGAGTACCTAGAGATAGTCAAAATAATTCAAAAACCTCTTTAGTAAGTGTAACAACATCATGGCCTTTATCAAATGATGGGTATAACATTCAAATTACTGGTATAGATTATGAACTTTACGTAACAAGATTAAGTGATATTGCAAACGAGATTGATGATTATTATTGCTTACATGAGAAATGTGAGTTATGATTCGATTAATAATTTACCTGATGTATTATTAAAAAATTTATCTGAAAACCTTGGACTATCAACCACAAATTTATTTGATGAAAAAAAATTAGAAGATGTTCTTTATACGAGAATAAACACAACGTATGCGGGTATTTCTACCGGTACAAATTTAGTCGAAGCAGAATATGAGTTTTATAGAAGACTTTTAGTTAATCTTATTGAGATATACAAATCAAAAGGAACAAGAAAGGCTTTAGAGTTTTTTTTAAAATTTCTTGGTGCACCTGAACCATTAATAAAAATTAATGAATATATCTATCAAGTTACATCATTACCCGCGAGTTTTGATTTAGAAGAAGACATTTATGAGGCGATTCAAGGAAATAAAACATACACTTTTGCGGTTTTAAATGTTACTGGTTATACATATGAAAAGAAAACTTACACAGGAACAACTTCGTTTGATAGAGATGGGTATCCCGTTAATGAAATTAATGGATTACCAAGAAGAGCGTACAGTGAAACTGAAGATATTTTCTTTGAAAAAGGTGCGGGATGGTACGATATAACGTTATCACACCGTTCACCTTTAATATTGGATACCACAAACTCCGTTTTAACTGGTAGAACAAAAACAATTATCACAAAAAATAAACCATACACCTACGGTGAAGACTATTTTAATGTTTTTAGAACATTACCAGGTTTAGATACAGGATATGATTTGGTTTCCGACATAGATAATACCAAAGCTAGACTTAAAGAAGATAATTCAGATTTAATTCTAAATAGAAAAAACATCGAGATATATATTTCACCGGCTAGAGCCATTGATTACGATGTCTTTAGACGTAGTAAAGAATTGGAAATTTCTTTTGGAACAAACAACAATTTACCAACACAAACAGGAAAAACGTTTGTTGAATTTTTAGATACATTTATTCATAATCTTGTAAAGAATTCAAATAAAATTCGATACAAAAAGAATTATATTCAATTGGAAGATGTGTATCGTGATTATCTTTCACAAACCACGGGTTTTACACCATATCACCAAATTACTGTAACAGAATTTGTTGATAAAATTTCACCATATTGGGTTCAATTAATTGAACAATTGGTACCAGCGTCCACACTTTGGACAGGTGGTAATTTAATTGAAAACAATGTATTCGGAAGACCAAAATATCCATATGTTTATGATTGTCAACCTCTTCAATTTATTGAAGAATTATATCCCGATTTTGAAACATATATCGAAGAAGATTTAGAAAACATATTAGGAGAAGAAATTAATTTTAGGTCTTTATTAAGATTGACGGGTGTTACTTTTTATCCGATAATTGAAATAGACGGAGTGATATATGGTGGGGCT